GGGGGTTGACATTTTTCAGGGTTTCTTTTATCCTCTCGTGGAGTGTTTACTTGTTTGTTTGGTTTTGTTTAACGTCCGGTGGACTGATTTGTGTACAAACCGCTATTAAGCGGACATCCACATTTATTGAGTGTGGTTCTCAGGAGTGCTAAGCACAACGAATGGTTAGGCGTGTTGCGTTGGGCTGTGAGCTCAGGTTTCCAGCGCCAGTGATTGTTTCAAGGATCTCAACTGTGTCATCCCCATCTGATACAACGAAGGTCTGAAGGAAGAGGTGTGCAGCAGTTGCTGGTGTGCCAGTGTTGGTGTACTGGACCAGGCAATCAACTGGAACTGCAGTGACCACTCCATTCTTCAGCAGACGCGCAGAAGCAGTAAAAGCTCCGGCGGCATCACTCCTAGCGTCTAGTTCTGCAACGATCCAGTAAGCACCACGTGGTAGGGTGAATACTCCAGCGTTGACTGTGACACCGAGAGTGTTGTATATGAAGGCATCGTAGACCCGGGTGGCGGCTACGGTAGTAGTGTAAGCTTGTGATCCTGTTGGTCGAGCAAGTGCGGAGTTGTTGGGGAGCGGTGAGGAATTTTCTATCTGCGGAACGAAGAATTCCACGTCATATGTCACCCACAGCTTCCCAATGGCACTTGTATCCGCCTGATCAAGGGTGCAAACGAATAGGGTTCCGGAGTCGTAAAGCCGGATGTCACCAGCAGCATTTCCATCTCGAATGTACTTCCGTGATCCAGAAGGAAACATGGAGTCAACGGAGAGACGGCACGTCTGGTTCCTCCAAGGAACATCCTCCACGGTGTCCTGGTAAGCACTGGCTTGTACCTCGGAAGGGGGAGCTGAGTCACCAGCGTCATAATCGGGAGCAAGCATCACGGAACCATAGGAGCTTGTAGGCGCCCTGGTTAGGTAATGAAACTCCAGCTTGTGAAACCGGTACTGCTCGAAGCGCTGCGCTTGGACAGAAAGGTAGGGGAATGTGATTGGGTTACCAGGGTTGATCTTGTATGCTGATGCAACAAAACCAGTGGATCCCGAGATAGAGTCCACTAGTTCTGAGTGAATGATTCGCTTGCCAAGCCTCCCATCTCGAATGAGTGGTGGCTGTGTCAGGGCGTTGGTCGACATGGCTACTGGAGCCTGTTGTGTGGTTGCGCGCCTCATGTTGCGCGGGCGAGGTCGTTTGCGTTGTGTGTTGCGTTGGGGTTGGCGTTGTCGTTTGCGTGATTGCATTTGGTCGTATGATAATAGAGTCTTTGTTCTTGTTATCATAAACCTATTGAGGGGGGTTACAGGAAGTAATCTGTACCCTCGTGCCTGGGAACAAATTCTGGCTCTCTGTAGCCCATATTTACTCCCCGGTAGTACTCCTCAATAGCGACTTGTTCGTCCGGGGACAAACCAAATGCAAAGTAGAATGAGCATCGTACCTCCGGTGTGATCGTGCAGTTGGCTCTATCCATGCCATAAGCCATGTACTGCATCCCTGTCTCCACCGGTTGCTCCTTCCACCGCTTTCGCTCAACTCCTCTCCCAAGTGCTTCGTAAAAGGCTTCCATAACTGGGACTCCCTTGCAGAGTGACATGCCACAATCCGAAATGGTTGCCCTAAGGAAATCATAGTCTCTAGGTGTCTTGAGACTCTTGAAAGTTATTAAGTCCTTTGATACGGCAATCTTGGGGATCCTCACCATAAGGTACGAGTCTCCGTCACGGATGGGTTGACACTGACAGAATTCTACTTGTTCCAGAACTCTGACATCAGGCTCGCGCTTCATTCTAAAACCGAAGTCTTTGAACCAATCGCTAGCCCCATCAAGCTTGCTGAGATCCCGGTCTTCGACTATTAGCACACAGTCGTCGCCGTCATTCATCAGCTCGTACTTCTTGACGCCGATATCCTTCATGTAGGTCCAGATCATACCACACATGAGAATACAGTTTCCGAGGGCAGTGTTC